AATTGGCAAGTTTTGATTTTCCGCCGCACCAGCGAATGATTGGTTTTAGGCTATGGCTGGCTGGCTGGCTGGCTGGCTGGCTGGCTGGCTGGCTGGCTGGCTGGCTGGCTGGCTGGCTGGCTGGCTGGCTGGCTGGCTGGCTAAAAATTCTGTCCGCTTTATTTACATTTGCAAGCATTTTTTACTTTTTCTCCTTTGTTAATTTTGTAAGTGATTATTGATAATTTCCAAAATTTCAGTCTCCCAGTTTTGCGGTAGGATTTCAGACGGAAAAAATGGACGAGCAACCATTTTGGATGTACCGAATTGATGATACGGCGCGTATTCAGTATCTGTGGTAATTTCAACGTGCGAATTTGTCGCAACGTGTGCAAAAGAACCTTTTAACCTGCCTGTATCGTTGAGAATTTTTCTTGAATCATTGCGGCGTTGCCTTATTGTTTTTGGGTCAAGAGCCGCCCAATTGATACCATCAGGCGACTTTTCCTGTTTAAAACAATCAATGATATGCGTGCGTAATCCCTGCCCAATACTCTCAAAAATAGGCTGTAAATTTTCTGTTTGGTGCTGTAATTGCGCTAATTTCGCTTTGACAGCTTGACTTTCAACACTGATCTGAATCATGACTATTCTTGTGCCTCATTTATGCAGTCACCACCCAGTTGAATCATAATCACTTCCTCTGCGTAAGCACGATCAACATCTGGGCTAATTGCTAAAATAGCCTCCAGCCATTCATTCTCAGGCAATGAATTAAAAACAACCTCAATCTCACTATCAATCTCTTCATTTGTCATTTTTTATCCATCCAAGTTTTTCAAATAAAGCATCTATTTCAGCCATTATCACAATGAAATCATCATCTCTCCACTGTGAATATCGATAAAATTCTAAAGAATGATTCAAAATTTTTCCAAGCTGGATCTTGAGTCTTGGCTGATTGCTTTTTGTTGCTATGTATTGTGCGTAGCTACGCGCCCACTGCTCCTTTCTTGACAAATAGTATTGCTGCCTTTTCTCTGAAATTTTCGCATTTGCCAAATTTTTTGTAGCCTCACTTGCATCAATCGCCCTCCGCCAATCATCAAGAAAATCACTTTCCAATGAAGCAAAAACCCCCATTTTTCCAATCGCCTGATGATCAATGAAATGTCCAATTTCATGCAATAGCGTCAATTCTGGGTGTGAAGAGTCAGCATCTAATTTGATTGATTTTGACACGCCATTAGAATGTCGATAAGAGCCATTCACCTTGCTATTATTTACTTTTTGAAGCGGTATTTTTGGCAGCACCCCGTCACCATGAATACTATCAATTTCTTGCAAAACAAATTGTGCTGTCTTCTTAATACTCCCCATCAGCGGCAACATCAATGACTTTGATACAGGAATTATCGACGCTTCAGTAGCCACTTTTTTGAAAATAGATAACAATTTCTCAGTAAATGACTGCCCCTTAACAGGTAAATTCTCTATTTTCTGCTTGACCAAATCCTTGAGCATCACATCATGACTCGCCGCAGGATTGTAATCCCAACCTTTTTGCGGGTTCATATCTGTTGATTCCACCTGATTTAAACCAACGCCAGCAGGACTGCGTTTTTGCGCTTGGGATTCAGTCAATGCTTGCAGTGTTGAGCGGCAATTATGGTGATTCGGCGGCGTATGCGTTGCCCAAAATGGGTCATCAACACGGCGAATAATCCCACTCAATGCCCGACAACACGCACTGGTTCGAGAGTCGTTAATGGCAGAATAGCGCAAATACGGCAGGGCTTTTTTTGTCCGCTGAAATGACTCCCAATGACCAATTGCATAATGCGTTTGCATGGCGTTTCTAAACACCGTTTCAGTGTGCGCCTTGGTAATGCCAAATTGCTGATAATCAATTTCTTTCTGCCACTGCTGAAGAGAAATTCCGCTCACTTGTGCTTTTTGCAAGCTCGTAAAAATCGCCTGAACCTGGTCAAGTTTTGCAAGATAGGACACCGTAAATTGACGCGAACGCATCGCAGCAGGCAACGCATAATAATCAGCAGGCAGCATCACGCCACGCTGATTTGCCGCCTCAACGGCTTGCTGAAACGGCGTATTGAATTTGATTTTTAGCGGTGCATCAGGCATTTACACAACCTTTTCGGTCGCATTCACATAGCCCAGAATCTGTGCGGCAAACATCGCTTTTGCAAACAAATCGTCATGCTGTGGATTGTCTTTTTCGAGCAACAAAGCGAGTTTTTCCTCCAGATCATGTTTCGTTGCCGCACTTTCAATAACTTCTTTTAAATCATCAATTGATAAACCTAGCGAGATATTTTTAACGCTGTCATTCACTAAGTTTTCTAACGCTTGCTGTGCGGGCGTAAATGTTGGTACAGGTAAATTTGCTGATAACGCCGACATCGCTGCATTATTTTGAACTGGCGCAGGTTGTTGCGTAGCCGTCAAAATTTCTTCACCTTCTTTTGCGACTGGAATCTTGAGCTTTTTATACAAAAAAGAAACGGGGATTTTATTCATTCCCACTGCTACTAATTTCGGAATCGCATCCGCAAATAACGCTAAATCTTCAGGTTCATTGGTATCAAAAACAAATTTTGGCGTGCGACCTTGCCAGCCATTCACCTGACAAATCAATTTGATAAATCGATTTAGACTGCTTGCAATCTGCATGGCATCGGATACTAACAAATCATGTCTAACCTCGTTATGCACATTGCCAAGCGCATTGGTTGAACTTTTCCCGTCTGCCTGACTGGTTAGCGTACCGCCCAATATCACTTTCGATTGTGTACTTTCGCACCAGTCAATCAACGTTTTAAATGGTTCACCTGTACCTTTCGCCGCTTCGACAAACTCAATTTTTTGACCATCAGGAATGATTCCTGCCGCGCTGTGACCAATTGCTGCGACCGCTTGCGCTAATTTGCGTTTTTCATTGTCGCTTGCGCCGTTGGGATAAGTACCCAAGCGCATCGGTAAGCCATAAATCTCAAGAAATTCTGCCAAATCATTGACTGCGTAATGCTTGAAAAGGTACGGGAACGCTAGCGCACGGTGCAACCCCATTCGTGATACGTCACCTGATTTGGCTTTGTGCTTATGAACCAGCCAACCTGCTTGCCATAATTCTGCGCCATTACTTGAGCCATCACGCAAACGGATTTGATTTCGGTCGGTCATTGACAATTGAAACCAACGGGCGGGACGATGCGTCAGATTACGCGGCTGCCAAATACCGCCGATTAAATCCCATGAAATTTCAAGATTTGCAAAACCAAAACCAATCGCCTCGGATAAATTCAAAATCACATCTTCAAAATCGGGAATTTCTGCAAAGATTTCAGCAATGGTTTCGGTGAGTTTATTTTCTTGAGTAGTAGCATTTTCTGGGGCTTCAATTTCCCATTCTGAGCCTGAAATAGCTCGTTTTCGTTTTGATAATTCGGCGCAAATGTGACCGTCGCGCTCTTCCATATCTTCAAAAAGGTCGCACTGATCAACAATCCATCCCTGTTCAGCACGATGTAAAATTTGATTCAAGCGTTGTGGTGTTAAGCCTTTTCCTAAATGCCCTGCAAATTCATGTTTTAAAAATTGGGTTTGCGCGGTTTCATCAAGCTGGCTTTTTTCAAGCACCGATTTGTCAAACCGCTTTCCGTTGGCATCTAAAATCATCGCTTATCCTTAATTGAAAAATTCATCATCACCCCAGCGCGAACTTGGTACATCGATATAATCAATTTCGCCACCGATTTGCAGCGTGGCAAAATATGCCATTGCCAATGCAATTGCACTGTCACCATGCCGTTTTAAGCCTGTTGTAGATTTGTTTTTAGTCGAAGGTAATTTGATAATGCCGTCGATAATTTGCAGCGCATTTAAGTCGCTCGCTACGTCATCGCTGGCTGGAATGGTGATAGTTTGATCATCAAATGCCGCTTTAAGTTTGGGCATATTTTCGAGATACCATTGATTTGAGAGCTTGATTTCTTGAACGCGCTGCGAGCCGTATTTGTGCCGTGCCGTTTCAGCTAAATAAGCTCCATTGCCGCCCGCATCTAACGCTCCGCCGATTAAGCGCGGCAATCTATCAATGATATAAAACAGCACTTGTTCTTGTTGTTTGAAGGGGATATTTCGCAATTCGACTAAAAATGGCACGGTTCGATGTAGGTTTTTTTCGATTCGCATTGGTGCAATGACGGTTAAATCAGAAACTCGTCCAAAATCTTCACCGAAGGCAAAACGACATTTATCATCGAGTTTTTTCAACTCTGGCAACAAGACTTGCTCACACCAATCTTTGACTTCAGCAAAACGTAAATGCTCTGCCCACTCGTTAAAATCGTTATCTTTTTCAAACGTCAAAACGGGATAGTCTTTGCTCATTGCCGCTTCAATCACGACGCGAGAAATGGCACAACCACCTGATTTATTGGGAACACAAAAGTATTCTTCGTCAGCGGCCTCTTGATTCACCGCACTCTCAACCAGACTTTGCCGCCAATCTTGCTCGGCTTCGAGCGAGTATTTCTTTTTGGTAATAAAGCAGATTCGCTTGTAAAGCCCATCATTCAAGGCATCATCAAGCGTGGTACGGTGCAAACTGTAGTTTTTTCGACCTGCGCGAATTTCACCGATTAGCTGATTAAATTCACTGGCAACGCCGTTATGAGTGCCGATAATCCGAATTCTCCCACCCCACATAGTCAGTGGCACGGCAGCTTTCAAAATCTCATTGAGTGATTTTTGATGTCCCGCTTCGTCGATGATGACATTGCCTTGCATTCCGCGTAGATTGCTGGGACGTGACGATAATGCGGTGATTTTGAAGCCTGAATTTGGGAATCTTACGGTATAAGTTAGGATTTCATCTTTGCCATCTTCTTTGAATAGACTCTCGCCAATTTCACCAATCGCTTGATTGAATGCCTTAGCAAATAGCACGACGGCTGAGATATATTCAAGTGCCATTTCTTGCCGCGAACCAACGTAATAAACGCTACGCCCACCATTTTCTTTTGACAGCGAAGCGGTTAAAACATTACACGCTGCTTCTGCCCAAGTAATCCCTGTTCGACGTGACTTTTCAGCAATTTTAATTTCGCTATTGTCATCAAACCAACGACGTTGATAAGCCAGTAAAATCGGCTCCTTTGGTGGATGAATGTCGTTTTTCATATATCAATGATGTCGTGACCATCTTCAAAACCCAGTCCAGCCCTAAAAGTCTTGACTGCATCGCTGCTCAAGCCTTTTTTAACGCATTCTTTTTCAATTGCTTCAGCGGCTTCAAGTTTGGCATCACGAATGAGTTTTGCAGTGCGTTTTTCATTGACTTGACTAGCCTCTTCCAAGGTTTTCACCAGTTGCGACAAGTCTTTGAGCGTTTTAGCGAGTTTTTGACGGTCAACATTGGTATCAGGGTTTTCGCTTAAATCGAGCGTTAAATCAAACGCCAATGTGCCGATGATTTCATTGAGCATTAAGCCCAATTTGCCCGACGGCGCACTGCCCATTTTGTTGACCCACAATTCGGCGACCTCACGCGATTGCGCGAGTTTCGAGCCGACTTTATTCACTCGTGCCGCATACCGATTGACGTTATCCTCTTTAATTGACGGCTCAAGCCCCAGTGTTACTAATTGATGGTTAATTTTTGCTGTCATTTCGCACTGGGAAATTGCGGGATTTCGTAATAATTCATTCAGGAATTCGCGTGCCTCGGGCGGCATTCGATCAATTTTTGCTTTACGACCCATTCTAAACTCCAGTCAAAAACAGCTTTCGTTCAGCTTCGCGTCGCAACGTCAATCCTTTTAAGATCGTCATCACGCCATGCACGCGCCCTTTGTTCCAATCTAAGAAATGGTCTGCTGCACTTTCATAATCGCCTGCATTCAATTTTTTCAAAAGCGTTGAACCATGAAAATTGCCTTCACCGCAATTAAAAGCAAATGATGTTAATGCTGCATGTTGGTTTTCGTTAATTTCAACTTTCACCATCTCATCAACATGACGCTCAAATTTCACTAAATCGCTTTGTAATAATTCTTCAGCTTGATCTTCGGTCATTTCGGGAAAGCACGCATACGCTTCGGCTTTGTCTGCGCTGCCAGTTAAGAAACGTGATCCGTCTTTTGTTTTTAGTGCGTGACCCCAACCCGCCGTCCAAATGCCACCGCAATCGCGTTTTGGCTGCAATCCAACACGACTTAAATCATCGTCATTCAATGATTCAAAATGCTTTAATAATTCAATCCCAGCTTTATTCATCTTTATCCCCTTTTGTTGATTTAATTGGCTTTGTTGGTTTAATACCGATTCTTTCTGCTTGTCTATCCATCAAAAATTCTAAAATGTAAATAGCTTTTGTCGAGAAGTGACTTGTGATCAGCACGATTGCGCGAGTTGCGTTTGAGTCCATTTCATTCAGTTCACATAGATAGAACGCTGAAAAACCAACAAAAACACTAATAAATGCTTCTGTAATCAGCTCAAAAACGCTGAATTTTTTGGTTAAACCGCGCTGTATTTTTCTCAAGTAGCCCGAAACCCCACCAAAAAGTGAAATCCCCGTGACAACTAGATAAGCTAAAAAAGAATAATTGTTTGGATCCTTGGCTGGCATGACGCTCTCAATGTAGTAATTTTGTTGATGCAACTTTATTGAGATGATGCTTTTTTTGATATTCGCACGCGCTAGTGATTTTATCGTCTAAAACTATATGCAATGAAAAATAATTATTGACAATGATGAATAATTATCTATAATGTCATCAACGTTTGAACTTCTCAAACGAATTTTGGAGATAAGAAAATGGCAACAAAAGAAGCATTTTTTGACAAAGTAGAAAACGAATTGCACATCAAAAGTGCATTCAATGAAAAAGCAAACATCGAATATCGCAAACTGGCTGGAAAATGGAATGGGAAAGCATGGGTAGTTGATGCTGCTTTTGAAGAAGAGGTAAAGGCAGCAATGGTAAAAGTTTTTGGTACTTTTGATACAAGAAAAGAAAAAACCGTTGACGTTATATTGACTGCAAAAGCAAATTTATACGAAGCACAAAAAGGATTTTCAATCGGAGCGCGTGAGTTGTTTTATGCAACTGGAAGAGATAGTGGCGCAAAAACGTGTGCTGGTGTTGCGCTTGTCGAAGGAAAAATTTTTAGCGCAGGAAGTGCTAAA